GAGTGACAGCGCGACCATCGTGTGCGCGGCGTCTGTGGTCGCAAATGGTCGCAAGAAGTGGGAGCCTGAGCCTGACACGCCTGAAACGTGGACGCCTGTTGCGGAAAACAGCAAAACGTGGCAAGATGCGGGCAGCACGCCAGAAAGCTGGGCGGCTGTATCCCCCACATCGACGGATTGGACACCGGCATCAGCTTCAAGCGAAACTTGGGCCGATGCGGCATAGGAGAATGACATGGCAGATACGACAACAACGGCATATGCTTTAACGAAGCCAGAGGTAGGCGCGTCAGAGGATACGTGGGGAACGAAGCTAAACACGGATCTGGATAGCCTCGACACGATCATCAACGCGATTGGCGGGAAGACCGCTGCCGGAACACTGTCGTATGCAGATAGCCCGAAATTGGTTACAGCGTCGGGCGGGGTGAATATTACCGGCGCGCTCACAGCCAGCACAAGCCTTAACATTGCCAGCAGCACTACGGTTGATGGGATCTTAGACGAAGATAACATGGCGTCTAACAGCGCGACTAAGCTGGCTACGCAGCAGTCTATCAAGGCTTATGTTGATGCACAGGTTGGCACGGTTGATACGCTTTCTGAGATTCTTGCGAACGGCAACACGACTGGTGGCACTGATCTAGCTGTATCTACTGGTGATGACATTACGTTTGCAGATAGTAGCAAAGCCATCTTCGGTGCTGGTTCTGACCTACAGATTTACCATGATGGGTTTAATAGTATTATTAAAGACAACGGCACTGGGAACCTTTTAATTCAGGGTGCAACCGATATTGTTTTGGAGGACACTTCTGGAGCAAACTATTTCCGTGGTGTGTCAGGCTCTTATGTGCGTCTTTACCATAACAACGATACGAAGCTAGAAACCACCACCACAGGTGTGGACATCACAGGCACTTTGGTCAGCGATGGGCTGACTGTGGATGGGGATGGGTTATTTGATAGTGGTACTGCAAAAATAACAGTTAAATCCTTCCAACCTAAACTAATACTTGATGATGATAGTGCTGGTGGGGCTGGTTCAGATAAACTAATTATACAAAGTGTAGCTGCGCAAACTGCTGGTGATTATGAGTTTGTGCTTAACAATGACCAAACATCTTCCGCAGATCAAGCTGCAATAAAGATTAGTGGCAACGGCGACATCAGCTTCTACGAGGACACAGGCACGACTGCCAAGTTCTTCTGGGATGCGAGTGCGGAGAGCTTGGGGATTGGGACATCCACAATGACTGGAAAGCTAAATATAGAGGTAGATAATGCTACTGCATATTCTTCCGCAAATATGTTTAGCTCTGGCATCGCTCAGTATATCTTTAATACTTCGGCAACAGATGGCACTGCATCCATACTTGGATTTGGTGTTGATGGCACTTCCACTGACGCACAAGCTGCTGTTGGTGCAGTATACAGTTCGGCTGGTGCTGGGTCTTTTGTGATTGGAACTAGAGCTGGTGGTAATGTCATAGAACGCATGCGCATCGACAGCAGCGGGATGGTAAACGCTTACTACGGCATTTCAGTCGATGGCGGCACAATCAAGCTGGACGGGAATTATCCTGTTGGTACAAACAACGTGGCGTTGGGTGATGAAAGCCTAAGAGACATTACAACAGGGTCAAATAACACCGCTATTGGTCGTGCATCTTTAACAAACGTAGAAGATGGCACACACAACACAGGCGTGGGTCAAAACTCTGTAACTCTTACAACAAGCGGGGGTTTTAATACGGGCGTTGGCTCAGGTGCCTTGCAATCTAACACCACAGCATCTAACAACACAGCGGTTGGTTATCGTACTGCATATAATAATACCACTGGTGCTGGCCTGACCGCAATGGGCCGTCAGGCTTTGCAGGCAAACACTACGGGTAGCAGCAACACTGCCGTGGGTATGCAAGCACTACTTTCCAACACCACCGCCTCCAACAACACGGCTGTGGGGTTTCAGGCTTTATACAATGGAACTACTGCTTCCGAAAACACTGCTATTGGTAAAAGCGCAGGAATTAGCCTAACAACAGGGACAGTAAATACCTTTGTTGGGTTTGGCTCTGGCAATGAAATGACCACAGGCTCTAAGAACGTCATTCTTGGTAGCTATGATGGCAATGGTGGCGGCCTAGACATCCGCACCTCAAGCAACAACATCGTGCTGTCTGATGGGGATGGAACACCGTATGCATTTGCGGTAGATAAAACAGGGTTATATGAAACAAACCAATGGATTTTTGGCGGTTACAATATTATAAATTCTGGTTCATGGGCTGAAACAGTAGTTATTGGCGACACAAAGCAGGCAGGAGGTTATGCTCTTGCAATTGAAAGTCAAAATATAGCTGTGCGTTTTGGTCATAAACTATCTACAAGTTCCTTTGATGCAGTAGTTGGTTCAATTACTCTTACAGGCTCGGCAACGGCATACAATACTACGTCAGATTACCGCCTTAAAGAAAACGTAGTTGAGCTAACAGGCGCAACTGATCGCCTCAAGCAGCTAGAGCCAAAGCGTTTTAACTTTATTAATGATGCCAATACAACTGTTGATGGTTTCCTAGCACACGAAGTTCAGTCGGTTGTGCCAGAGGCAATCCATGGCACAAAGGATGAAGTCGATGATGATGGCAACCCTGTCTACCAAGGCATTGACCAAAGCAAGCTAGTGCCACTCTTGGTCGCTACAATCAAAGAACTAGAGGCACGTATCACTGCCTTAGAAAACGCATAAGGAGAAAGACATGACGGATACACCAACCGCAGAAGAAATAGCACAGCACTACACAGCAATGGGTCACTCTGTTGACTTGCTAAATGCTGGGCAACCAGAGGACATGGAAGATGCCGATTGGGCTGACACTGTGTCACGCAATGTAGAGCATCTACAGTTGATGGTTGCGAAAGACTTCTGGACTACAGAAGATATGACTGCAGCTAATGCAGCTATTGCAGCTAACGGAGGATAACGTGGCTATTACTTACACTTGGAGTATTCCAACACTTGAGCGTCACACATCAGACGGTGGCGTTTACATTGCACATTGGCGCTGCACTGGCGTTGATGAAGATGGCAACTCAGCAAGCTCCTATGGCACTTGTGGTTTAACCTACGATGCCTCTGCGTCCGACTTCACACCCTATGCAGATATTACTGAGTCTCAAGCTCAGGGCTGGGTCTGGGGTCATGTATCACAAGCTGATACTGAAGCTGCCATAGCGTCAAAAATTGACGCAATGGTAAATCCAACGTCTGCAAGCGGGGTTCCGTGGGCAGCATAACCTGAAAGGAGATCAACGTGGCTGAAAAACAAAAGGTCATTACGATTGACGATGTGGAATACACTGAAGATCAACTAAGCGACACTGCAAAGATGTGCATAAATCACATCAACTCGCTAGACCAGAAGATCGGCTCTGCGCAGTTTAACTTGGTGCAGCTTCAGATGGGCAGGCAGGGCTTCATGGCCGAGCTGAAAGCTGCTCTTGAGCCTGACGCGGAATAGCCGCGCAGCATAGCAAAATTGCGAGGGGCAGCAAAACGCTGCCCTTTTGCGCATCAAATGGTCATGTGCTACACTGCGCCAAGCGCGCAACACCAACGAGGCAACTATGGCTCTGATAAATTTGGAAGTACCCGCTGGGGTTTACCGCAACGGCACCGACTTGCAGAGCATGGGCCGATGGCGCGATGCCAGTCTAATACGTTGGATCGACGGCACGATGCGTCCTGTTGGCGGCTGGCGTACAAGGTCAAGCACTGCAACAAACGCCATTGCGCGCGGCATGCACACTTGGATCGACAACAGCAATGACCGCTGGATTGCCACCGGCACATACAACAAGCTGTACGTCTACAGCGAAACGGGATCGCAATACGACATCACTCCCGCTGGTTTGACGGCAGGCCGTGAAGACGCGGTATCGTTTACTGGCTACGGCGGCAGCACATACGGCAACTATGCCTATGGCATTGCGCGCCCCGACACCATTCGCATTCAGCCAGCCACGTCGTGGAACTTGCAAAGCTGGGGTGAATACTTGCTGGCCAATAACGAAGACGACGGCAAAGTTTACGAGTGGCAGCTCAATACCGGCACTATTGCCGCGCAAGTTGCAAACGCACCAGTGAATAATCGAAACATAGTTGTGACGGCAGAGCGCTTCCTGTTTTGCCTTGGCGCTGGCGGCAATCCACGCAAGGTGCAGTGGTCTGACCGCGAAGACAACACAACATGGACGCCTGCAGCGACAAACGAGGCTGGCGATCTTGAGCTGGAAACGAATGGTCAGATTGTGGCTGGCATGAACGTGCGCGGCCAGACGCTTATCCTGACAACGACAGACGCGCATGTGGCCAACTACATTGGCCCGCCATATGTGTACGGCATTGAGCGCGTTGGATCTTCATGCGGCCTTGCGGCCAACCTTGCTTACGCAACGGTTGACGCTGGATGCTTCTGGATGGGCGTGCATGCCTTCTACGCCTACACTGGCGGCGGCGTGCAGGAGGTTCAGAGCGACGTGTCAGACTACGTGTTTAACGACATAAACCGAGGTCAGATCAGTAAGGCGTTCGCCATGTCAAACGGCAACTATGGCGAGATATGGTGGTTTTACCCGTCTGCCGCATCAACAGAAAACGACCGTTACGTCACATATAACTATGTAGAAAACACATGGTCTATTGGCGCGCTGGCGCGCACTGCGGGCGCTGATCGGGGAGCCTTCCGTCAGCCCATGATGGCAGATCCGTCTGACAAGAAGATATACGAGCATGAGGTTGGCTTTGAGTATGGCAGCTTATCGCCATTTGCAGAGACAGGCCCAATCATGCTTGGCACAGGCGACAGGGTTATTAGCGTCACGGAAATGATCCCCGACGAGAAAACGCAGGGCGATGTCAGCGCCACATTTAAAACGCGCTTCTACCCCAATGGCGTTGAGAGATCATATGGCCCGTTTAGTATGGCCAACCCAACCAGCATGCGCTTCACAGGGCGTCAGGTTCGGATGCGTGTTGATGGCGCGAGGTTGTCTGATTGGCGTGTTGGCGTAAACCGACTGGACACTGTTGCGGGTGGACGTAGATGACGCAGCAATACCGCGCACCAGAGCCGCAGGGCGATGACTGGAAGTCATGGGCGCGGCGCATGATGCTGTATCTCGGCCAGACGCGATCACCACTTGTGCAGCAGACGGGCGGCGAAAGCGCGGCAGAAGACGGCGTGTTGATGTGGGATCGCATCAACAAATACCCCGTTGTCAGTAAGAACGGCGAGTGGCGGCAAGTTGTGCTGGAAGATGGACATTACGATGGCACCATCAGCACAGATCAGACAGCGGCATTAATAAATACGGCATACGCGCTGACGTTTACTCAGGATTTAGCTGAAGGAATAACGAACGGTACGCCAGCTTCGCGTTTGGTCGTTGACGAGGCTGGGCAATATTCTGCGACATATTCAATGCAAATGGCCTCGACATCTGCTTCAACTGTTAGGATGTGGTTTTGGGTTAGAATTAATGGCACAGATATTCCCAAATCTGCAATGGAAAACACGTTGCACCAAAATGGATCAACTCTTGTCGTCACGAAGTCAGCGATACTGCAACTTTCCGCAGGAGATTACATAGAGGTCATGTGGGCGACTAACAACATAAACGGTTATTTGGAAGCAGTGGCCGCAACTGCATTCGCGCCAGCTACGCCGTCAGCAACTATATCTATAGTGAGGCTTCATGGATAAAGAGCTTGAAAGATGCCGCCCATGGATTGAAGCCGCTTTGGAGTATTCCGGCGGCACGCATGACTTCATCGACGTGGCCGAAGGTATATACAAGGGAACGATGCAGCTCTGGCCTACGCCGAGGGGGTGCATAGTGACCGAAATAGTGGTATATCCGAGAAAGAAAGCTTTAAACGTGTTTCTTGGCGGCGGCGAGTTGGATCAGATTTTAGAAATGCATGAAGATGTGATAGCATGGGCAAAAGCGCAAGGATGCTCTGCGTTGACCATGACGGGCCGGTTTGGCTGGAAGAAACCACTGAAGGCGCATGGCTGGGTGCCACTGCATGCTTCATATGTGAAGGAGTTTGAATAATGTCAGGCGGCAAGGGCGGATCAACATCGACAAGCGTCGAGATTCCAGAATACATTGAAGAGGCGGCGCGCCGTAACTTAGCAAAAGCGGAAGGCATAAGCCAGATTGGCTATGTGCCGTATTTTGGGCCAGATGTTGCCGCGTTTACACCGTTCCAGCAGGCGGGCTTCCAGCAAACCGCTGACGTTGCGTCTGCGTTTGGATTGGGGCCGCAGATGTCTCAAGCGGATGTCATGGGCGGCATGCCAGCGCCGACAGAGTTTGCTGGCGGTGTGCGCGGATACAGCGCAGCCCCATTGTACCAGCAGGCCGTTGACGAGCTTGCCGCGCAGCGTCCAGCGCAGGCGCAATACATTGAGAGCTTCTTTATTGACCCCGTGACAGGCCAAGCGGGAACGCGCGTGCAGCCTGCTGTGGATTATAGCACTATGGGTACGATGGCAGACATCAGAGCGGCAGATCGTGCAAACGAGCTTGCAATCGCGCAGGCGCAGGCGGCTGCTGGGCCGCAAAATGTTACGTTTGAGACTACAAGTTTTGCGGCTAATCCGAATTTGGCCGTCCAGCCTAATGACCAAATATTTAATATTGCGCCGCCAGAGGTTCAGATTGCGCAGCAAATCGTGGCAACTGATCCGACAAACCCTGAATACAATGAGGCGTTTCAGCAAGTTTACGATTACCAATCGGCGCAGGCAGCGCAAGACCCGACAGGGCAGTCAACTGGATTTGGCATAACGCCGGAGATTATTGATGCTGCGGGTGTTGATGCGTTCTTGCCGCCGACTGCACCTAGCGACTACACGTTAGACCCCGCAATCAGCGCAGCGATAGATGAGATCGGGTACACGCCGATGGAGGGAAGGACACTTGCTGAAGGCGAGCAGGCAATATTGGGTTTAGAGCCACAAGAATACACAGGCTTTATAGATATGATTGACGGCGGCGGTCCTAATGCATCTGGAGGCCCATTTGAGGGTGGCGGGCTGCTGTCTGATATTGGCAACTTTGTTATGGGCGGCGGCATAACTGGTGCCGCAATCGGTGCTTTAGAGGAGGCGCTTGGTATTGGCCAAGCAGCACCATCCGCACCAGCAATAGACCCAAATAAGAAAACTATAAGATACACGCCTTTAGGTGATGGAACTTCGTCGTATCAGTTATTTGACGCTGCTGGCAACTTGCAGCAAAGCGGGAACCAAACCGGAGACATAAGTACAATGTTTGGCGCAGACACGGCAAGCAAGTACAACATAGTCGAAGAGGCACCGGCGACCCCACCGTCGCCTGCCGACGCTGGCTCTAGTAATGTAAACGCAATAATGGAAAGTATATTAGGGTCAGCGGTAAGTGTTGGCGACCCGATGTTTGCAGGCGGCGCGGCTGGATTTGCAGACCCAGACTTGCCAGCGCCAATTATTGTGCCGCAAAGAGATGATAGCTTTAGAAACGAACCGATTTCTTTTGCGCCTACCACTGGAAGGGCCACAATCGCTCCTCCATCAAAGCCCGTTAGGCGCTCTGGGGGCGGTGGCAAATGATTTACAAAATAAGTAAAGGAGCAGCATAAAATGGCTGGACAAGGTGCAAAAGGTGGCGGTCAGGTAGTAGCGCCAACAATCGGCGCAACGCCTACATTTGGCATGGCCCCTATCACGCCAACAGCGCCGCAAGTCGCAGCGCCTGCGCCGCCGCCACTGGCCCCGACGCAAGATTTTAACGTAAACCTCGCATCCGCTGGCGCATTGCAGCAGGCGATGGGAACCGCGCAGAGCGGCCTCGGCTTCACGCCACGCCAGATTGAGGCGGTCGGATACACGCCAGCACAGATTGCTGGAACAAACTTGCAGCCATATACCAACCCCTATGAGACGCAAGTCGTGGAGCAATCGTTGGCTGATCTTGAGCGCTCACGCCAGATACAACAAAACTTAGGCGGCGCACAAGCCACGCGCGCCAGAGCGTTTGGCGGGTCACGCCACGGCATTGCTGAAGCGGAAACCAATCGCGCCTTTGCCGAGCAGGCGGCGCGCACTGCGTCAGGTCTTCGCCAGCAGGGATACCAAGGCGCAATGGGTATGGCGGGCCAAGACATTGCAGCGCAAAACCAAGCCGCGCAATTCGCAGCCCAGCAGGCGGCATCTGCGCAGGCGCAAAATCTGCAAGCTCAGCAAGCCGCAATGGGAACGCGCTTGAGCGCAGCAGGGCGGCTCGCCGGACTTGGCCAGCAGGCATTCAGCACCGGCCAAGCGATCCAGCAGCAGCAGATGCAGCAGGGTCTTATGCAGCAGGGATTGCAGCAGGCGCTTATCGACGCGGCGCGTGGTCAATACGCTGGCTATACCGGCGCACCGCAGGCGGCGCTTTCAGCGCCATTAGCGGCGCTTGGGGCAACGACTGTTCCAAAAACCGAAACAGAGTCATCGCAGCCAAGCCTTTACAACTACCTTCAAAGCGCGGCGCTCATGCAGGGATTACTTTAACACATGGACTATCGCCAAGCAGCCAGAGACGCGGCACGCAAATACGGGATAGACCCCGACATGTTCCTGCGCCTCATACAGCAGGAGAGCAGATTTAGGCCGGACGAAGTAAGCCCGAAGGGCGCGATCGGCCTCGGACAGCTCATGCCTGCGACGGCCAAGGAGCTTGGCGTAGACCCGACAGACCCGATGCAAAACTTGGAAGGCGCTGCAAAGTATCTAAGCCAGCAGCTTAAACGCTTTGGTAGCCCAGAGCTTGCACTGGCCGCGTATAACGCTGGCCCAACGCGTGTGGCCAGACTTGGCAGGGTGCCAAATATTGCGGAAACGCAAAACTATGTGAAGACGATTTTAGGAGAAGGGCAAACCAAGATGGCAACTCCATTCGATAGGGCGCGCGAAGAAGAGCTGCGCATGCAGATGCTGGCCACCGGCATGGCCCCACAAACAGCGCCTCGCGCGCCACTGTCAGCGCTTCGGCAGGATCGACCGCAGGCAGCGGCAGCGCCTCAGCAGCGCAGAGGCGGTTTAGGCGGGATCATGGATTACCTTGGCAAGCAAAGCCCGACAACAGGTCTAAGTAGAGCGGAGCAATTTGCTGCGGCGCTCGATCCGCTCATCATGCCGCAGATGCGTGCTGGCGAGGCGATCAGGGCGCGCGGCGCGCAGCGGCAGGCGACTGCAACGAAAAACAAGACGGTCGAGTATCTGCGCAGGATGGGCTACAACGATTATGCTG